GTTGGTGCAACTAGTGAGGCTACCGCCAATGGCGTTGTTGGTGATTTAGTTAGCGTTCATTATTCGGCTGAGGCAGAGTTTACCACATAGCAACCGATAATAATTAATTGCTATACCTATAATAAAGATAGAGGAACTATGAATAAACCATTTACGATCAATATCCCAATTTCCAAGATTGACGAAGAGCAGCGTATTGTAACAGGTATAGCTACTGCTGAGGTCTTAGATTCGCAAGGCGATATTATTGACTATGAAGCCAGTAAAAAGGCATTTGCATCTTGGGGTGGTAACATCCGAGAAATGCACGGCAATAAAGCCGTCGGAAAGTCGATAGATATACAATTTGATGATACTAATAGGCAAGTTATTCTCAGTTCATATATTAGCGAGTCGGCTGATGGTCAAAATGCCTGGATAAAAATTAAAGAAGGTATCCTTACTGGATATAGTATCGGCGGTCGTATGCTTGAGGTCGTAAAAGACAAAGCAATAGACGGCGCTAACCGAATCATGAATTACACTCTTTCAGAAACATCGCTTGTAGACAATCCAGCTTGCCCTACAGCTTTGTTCACGATGGTTAAAAGCATTGATGGCAAGTTACAGCGAGTAGAAGCAAATATAGAATCAAGTAATAAATTACCAGATAGCTGGTGGATGGAGAAGTTCATGAGCAAAGATATTAAAAAAGATGTTTATGGGGCGCAGGAAGCTATTGAGGTAGCGTCAACTTTGGCCTATCTATTAATGTGTGAGCAAATGGAAGATGTAGTTGATCAAGACCAACTCGACCTACTCACGACAGCATTTACGGCCGTTAAAGAGTTTGTCGCCAAAGAAGTTATGGAAGGTGACGATTATGTTACTGAATATGCAACCGTTATGGAAATGGCACAAAAAGCAATTGATTTACAGAAAGGTAAAAATATGAAAGATTTAGAGAAAAAAGGTGTCGCAGTTGTCGGTGGTGTTGCTCGTGATGAGAATGCTGCAACAGTTGCAGCCGTTATAAATGGTGGCGCACCTATTAAAAAAGATGACGAAGTTGTCGAGACTCCAGTAGTTGAAACCGCCGAAGTAGAGACTACCGAAGCACCAGTCGAGGAAGTAGCCGAAGAAGTTATTGAAACTCCCGCAGATGAAACCGTAGAAACTCCAGCAGAAGCCCCTGTTGAGGAAGTTGCCGAAGTTGAGGGTGAAAAGTCAAACAGCATGGCTGACTTGGCTAAAAATGTTGAAACTTTACTTGCCAAACTCAATGAAACTGAGGGCGGTGCTGAACTTAAAAAGGTAAACGACAGCTTTCAAAAGCTTAGTGACAAAGTAGAGAAGTCTTTGACTTCGCTAGAAGGTCGCATCTCGGCAATCGAGGCTCAACCGTTACCTACTAAGGGTAAAGCATCATTCGCAATCATTACGAAAGGCGAAGATAAAGTCGATAATACTAAAGAAGAACTCGAAAAACGTCAAGAAGCATTTATGGCAAACCCACAGGCAGCCCCAAAGGGTGAAGCCGAAGCCATTGCTAAAGGTTTTAGAGAATTAACTAGAGGAAAATAATTATGTCACAATTAGATGCAGAACAAGTGATTGCTCAATTGAACGACACCATCACAAAGGCAGTCACAAACGCCACCTATGATGCTGCTCGTCCAAATCGTTCAATCTACGCTCCAGAAAACCTAGACCCTACTATCAAACATGTCGTGCCTTTGAAAGCACCTGTACGAAACATCATACCTCGTACAAAAGGCTTTGGACAGGTCGCAACATGGCGCAAAATGACCAGCCGTATTGACCCACAGGCTGCTGGAACTGGCACTCGTGCTGGATTCGCAGATGCAGGTCAGCCATCACAGACAACTCAAACTTACGTGTTAGCAACCGCTTCATATAAGAACTTGGGTCGTGATGTTGAATTAGGTCGCCAAGCACTCGCTTCAAACCGAGGTGGAAACCTTGAAGATATGCGAACACACGAAGAGTATATTAAGAGTATCGAAGTTATACTTGCTGAAGAGGATTGTATCCTTAACGGTGACGTAGCTACTACAGCTACTGAGTTCGATGGTTTTGCAAAAAGCTTTACGACTAATTCAGGTACGGCGTCTCTTATCACATCAAGTGGTATTGGTACTTACGCTCGTACGCTGTTCAACGCTGGTGCTGAAATGCCAACTCACTTTGTTGCTAACCCACGCCAAATGCAAGCTTTGGCAGATGATTTGCAAGGTAGTGGCTCGATTCAGAGGATTGTCATGGATAATCAGGGTAACGCAACAGGTGGTGTCAAACTTTCAAAGATTGTCAACCCTGTCAGCGGAAACCTAATTGATACCATTACTAGCCGTTACTCAGGTGGGTGGGGCTTCTTGCTTACCGTCACTGATGTAACTGGTGAAAACTGGATTGAGATGGAAGACCTTGAACCGCTATCTGTATATGATGTTCCTACAGCTAACCACAGTATTGTATCTCGTGTCTACGAGACAACCGTACTTAAGGTTATTGCAGAGAACCATCAGTACAAAATCGGTGGTCTTGCTACTTCCTAGTAGTTGACCAGGGGGGTGTCCTACAGCACCCCTCGAACTGAACTACTAAGAAAGGACTACATGAGCATTTTAACCAAACAAGATATCCTCGACTACGCACCAGAACTTGACCTTTCAGCCTATAGTGATGCAACTATTTCGGGAATGCTGAATCGAGCTACTGCTAAGGCTGTACAATTCTGTTCTGTTACGGGCTTTGATTTCACAACCGTAACTGATGAAACCGACAGAGCTTATATCTCAAATGATGGTGAGCTTATGATTTCTGTCCGCCGTCGACCGATTGGTGAAGTGCAAGCAATAAGTCTAGTCAAGGGTGGATTTGAAACGCATCTTGTTTTGAGTAATCCTACAAATACTGGGCAAGTTGACCTATACCAAATACCAACTCCTCGTAATAAACTTGTATTCCCTAACTCATATTTTTATTTAACAGGTACTTATTTAGCTGGCGGCTCTAGCCAACTCTTCACTTTAAGAGGTGCTAAGATGTTCTATAAAATTACTTATACTGGCGGATACCAAATAGTCCCTGATGACCTTAAAGAAGCCGTCATGTTGTATTTTAGGGATATTTATTCTAAACAATTTAATGTCCAAAATCTAACTCACTTCTCACAAGGTTCTTATTCTGAGACTAAAGCGATATCAACTGGTGGCCGATCGCCATTTATACAAGAGGCAGAGAATATTCTGATGAACGGCGGCTACGTCCGCATGGAGTTCTAAGATGTTTTTCGATAAGGTCGCTTTCGTATCGGCTTTGCAAAAGAACAATCCATCGACTGATAAAGAGTCGTTTGTTACTTATTCGGGCTTTCAATTTGGCGGTGTTCAATCTGCCGCAGTTAAAGTTAATATCCAGCCAGCCAGCCCCGAACTAACTGCTATATCTGAGGGTGAGGTATTTAAGACGTTTAAAGCCTTTACAAACGCATCTGGCGTGACAGATGGTATGTTACTCACATTATCGGGGACAGGCGCTATCTATCGTGTCAGAGGGCGTGAGGCGTTTGATTATATGGCTGGTCGGCATTATGAATTAACTCTAATTAAAAGCGATATAAATCCATGAATATGAATGTACAAGTTATAGGCCTAAATGAGTTAATATCAGACAGCAAAAAAGCTGGTATGAATGTTAAACCTCTGATAAACGCTGCTTTGTATAATTCCGTTACTTTAACCCAAAAAAATATTCGTCAAGAATCACCACATAAGACAGGAAACCTACAACGCTCGGTTTTAACGACTGTATCCTATCCATCGGCTACTGTGCAATCACAAGAAAAGTATGCTGATTTTGTTGAAAGCGGAACTAAAGCCCATTTAATCCTACCGAAGACTAAAAAGGCCTTATTTTGGAAGGGTGCGATGAATCCCTATAGGGCAGTGCATCATCCAGGCACAAAAGCTAACCCATTCTTTAGTCGTGGTGTCACTAAGAGTGAAACTGGTATACTAGAACAGTTTACTAAAGTAATTGAACGATTAGTTAAGGAGATGGCAGGTAAATGAGTACATATACTGAAATCGGTAATCAAATAGAGACTATCTTAAAAGATAACATCACTAACGTGAACTATATTTATAACTACGTTGAGACTAATCCAGAGGGTTATCCATCTATTTCGATTGAGGCATTCGATGGTAATGGACAATTCCTAGATACGGGCCGTAATCGTCGTAACCGAATGTTTAGATTGATATGTATGCAGGAACGTATTAAGGTTGGGGCATCTGAGTCCGAACGAATAATGAGAGCCTTAGTTGATCAAGTTGTAGCGACCTTTGATAGCCGAACTAACCTAACTTTAAACAATTCATGTGAATTTGCTACCCCAATACCTAGCAAATGGGGATATGTCCAAGCACCAGATATAGATATAAGGTCTGCTGAAATTATCTTAGAAGCGGTGAGTGTCGAGTAACCGATAATAAGATATAAAATCAATCATAATTAAATTAGAAAGAGGAATATAATATGACATTAGATATAGGACGTAAAGGTTGGATAGGTGTAGGTTTACAGACAGGTTTTCAAGTACCTGCTGCAATCGCTGATTATGTTGATTTCACCACTAACACATTAACAGGTACACAAAATCAAATAGAAGTAGATCAAGCCACAGGGCTTAGAGACAAACTTTTTAGCACAATCGCTGGCACTCAAATGTCAGAGGGCGATGTCGAAGTTTATGGAGACAGTGTTAAAGCAGGGTATTTCATCGTAGCTGCTTTAGGAACGGTGCAGACATCAACCCTAACTGCAGGTGTCTATCGCCACGTAATCACTCGTAATAACTCAAACACTCCTCAATATCTTACAATCACGTCCGACAGAGTAAAAGACCGTATGCT